GCTTACGCGGCACCCTTCCACAGGCCAAGGCCGGTGAGAGTGGCATTCACCTCAGCGGCCCACGCCGCAAGGTTGCTGCCGACGGTGATGTACGACGAGGCGCTGACGACCGAAGCCGCCTGCACCGCTGCCGCACGCTGAGTGATGGGCGTCGCGCCGTAGAACGCGATCTTGCCACCGGCACTGGGGAGTGCCCCCAGTGCGCAGTCGTCAAGATCCTGGTCCGTGAACGCTACACCAATGGGCTTGGTGAAGGACATGGTGGATCACCCCCAGAGACGAACAGCCATCTGCGGCCGGATCACGCTGTAGCCGTACAGCACATCGATACGACACGGCATGCGGTCGTTGTTGATGTCGTACTGGCGGACGATCCGCATGCTGATCCCGTTGTGGACCTTGCGCGAGGCCATGTCCACGCCGTTGGGCAGCAGCAGGTCCGCCGTGGCGAACGTGATGGCGTCCTTGTGGTAAATCAGGTTCTGCGGGTACTGCGTGGAGGCAGAGCCGAGGAACGTGACCGTCTTGCCGGACACCGGGAACGAGTCCACCGTTGCAAGCGCTTGACCCGAGGTGTAGATCGCCGGACTCACGCTGACGGTGTATGCGCCGGCAATTGCCGTCGCATCCGCCGTCGCCACAAACTGCTGCAGGGAACCAGTGGACTCGCGGGTCTGCGGGTTCACTGCGAAGCAGTCAGCGATGGTGAAGACGTCGCCCTTCTTGATGACCTGCGTGCCCGTGCCGGTAATCGCAATCGTGGTGGCGCCCTGCGACGACACGGTGGTCGTCACGGTGTGCGCACCAGTGCGCGAGCCAGTCGTGTGCTGCTTGATGGACTGCGACATGTTGATCTCGTCGTAGCCCAGCACACCCTCGCCCATCATGCCGTTCTTGAACTGGCGGGAGATGGTTGAGGTCGGGTTGAACAGGCCCTTCATGCCTTCCACCAGGCCGGCGTTGGCGGCGGGGTTCACCGTCGCGTAGCGCGGCGACATCAGCGCAGCCGACTCGTTGAGCTTCTGCTGGCCCTGCAGCAGCACAAGGCTGGTAGCAGGCGTCGTGCCGGGGGTGCCGACCGACTGGAAAATGCTCTGGAACGAGTTGGCGACGTCGGCGTCGATGCTGGCCGCAAGCTGCGACACGCGCGGCTTGAGGATGCGGTCAGCGAAGTCGTCCAACGACAGGGCCATTTCGGCGGAGGTGAAATTCACGCCGATGTGCTTCTGCGAGGCGACGGTCAGCGTGGTGTACTGCTCGTTGACCTCTTGGACGCCCAGCGCGGCGCCGTTGGTGACCAGTGCGCGATCCGGCAGGCGGATGCGCAGCGTGTCGCCAATCTTGGCGCCTTCGACGGCAAAAGAACTGTCGTACTGGCGGTTGATGTTGCGGGTGATGACCAGGTTGTTCTCGAGGATTTCGAGGGCTTTCAACGTGATCATGTCGATGGTCAAAAGACTTTGAGCCATGACGATTTCCTTTCTTCAGTTCAGCGGTTTCGGGCTTCCCACTGCCGGACTTGCCGTTGCCTTTCGGCGGCAATCCATTCACCCGGTGACATTTGCTTCACAGACCGCGGATCCGTCGTGTCAAGCGACGTTGCCGTGGACCGTGCCGTCACCGGAGAAATAGGCTGTGGTGCTGCGGTGGATTTCTTGACCGGCGGAGACGAGGCGAGTTTCGACTCGATCTTGCCGATTTCCTTGGCCTGCAGAATTGCCGGCAAGCGGGCGATACGCTCAGCTTCCTTGGGGTTGGAGCCCAAGTAGTAGGCCACATCCGGGCCTGCGTCGGACGCTTGGATGGTCTGCGCCATGATGGGCGTGATGGGCAGCTTGGGGTTATACACGACGTCTTCATAGTCGTCGTAACGATCCCGAGCGGCTTCTTCACGCTCACCGTGCGAGGCCAAAACCTGCGCCTGCTGCTGCTGGACTTCACGCTGCTGAACCAGTTCTGCAGCCCGCTTTTCCGCCAGCGCTTGCGCGTAGGCTTCAACGGACTCAAACTGATCAGCGGGCGGGACTTCCCTTGCCGCAGGTGCCGGCGGCGTTGCCGGTTGCTGAATCTTTCGTTCCCACTTGCGCTGCTCTTTCGCAAGCCGTTTTGCGATCAGCGCATCAACTTCCTCTTGCGAGAAAGACTTGGCCGGCTGTTCTTGCGCAGCAGAGTCCGACGCCGCCGTCGCGTCGGGTGCCGTCACGGAAATATCAGCTGGTGCAGGCTGAGCGTCCGTTACGAGAGGTTGGGTATCGTCCATGTGATTCCGAAGAATCCCCGGTCAGCCTGGCCGGTAAGGTTTCGGCGCGACTATACCATTGAAATTTTGGTGTAGCAGCAATTCACTTGCGTCAGACCGCCACCGACCCATCCATGTCAGACTGCGCCATCACCCAAGCGTAGCACTTGTCCAAGAACGAGGCGCCTTGATGCGCTTCAACATCTTCCAACAGCGCGTGATAGCGGCGGAAGTCAACTTCGCGCGTGTCGTCTTCCGGCGTTGCCGTACCGTAGCCCGCAACGTCAATCATCACGCGGAACTTCGGGCCGCCCTGCCGCTGTCGGCTGACAGCCGCAGTGACGACGCGAAAGTAAGCGCCGGCAAACGCAACGCCGTATTGAGAGTTTGCAAGATCAACTTTGATGGCCATGATGTAGCTCCTTTATGCGTAGATGACTTCAGAGGTTTGCACAGTGGCAACCCATCGAATATCAGTTGCCGCTGCGCCGGTTGCGGTCACGGCAAGACCTCCGTTTGTTGTGTCTGCCGACAATGCAAGGGTCCACCCAGGGACGTTGCTGATTGCAGTGACGGTAGACGCCACAAGCGTTGTACTGCCAGCAGTTCCTTCCCTGCGAATCAAACCTTCGATTTTCCACGCAGCAGAGGCTGTGCCGTCTGCGGCTTGCTGACGGGCGACAACGGTTCCTGTGAAAGCGTAGGCGCTGCTGTTGGAGAGAATAACTTGGTTTAACGTTCCGGCAACGCCCGTGTTAGATGTAAGAACCGTTGCAGTGTCATCTGTTGTTTGTTTGCACAACAACAAAATACCCATTTGAGAACTGCCTGCGGAGGCAGAACCCCATCCGGCAAAAGCATATTTTTTTATTTGTGAGGCATTCGCACTATCCCCAAAAGCTATTGCATCAGTTCCGCTGGCGTTTGCGCCAAAACCAATGGCTGAGCCACAGCCAATTGCAACACTTCCAGTACCACTTGCGGTTGATACATTTCCCAACGCTAAACTTCTTGTGCCGCTAGCAGTATTTTGCCTGCCAATCGCTACGGACGAAGAGCCGGTTGCCTTAGAAATGCTTCCTATAGCAAGTGCGTTTGCATTTTGTGATCCATAAGTAACCGTATTGTTTGCAACAGCCGCCGCAAGGCTGTCGACGCCGGAGGCGTAGGAGCCGCCGAGAGCCATAGCTCCTTGCCCTGTAATTGCGACAGCCATGTCGCCTGATGAGTTTCTTCCAATTTGTGTTCCCAGCACGCCAATAGATGCTGTTCCGGTAGTTCTATTGTCTCCTGTAAGCCAATTAGTACCAGTGCAGACAAGTCTTACGCCCGTACCTTGCGTAAGTTTAAATTCAGTAGTTGGATCAACGCCATCTACCGTTTCTGTCCCATTTGGATCAATAGTAATGACGCCTGTACCAGTATTCCAAACCCAGCAATTGAACCCAGACCCCAGCGTCGCGGCCGCGGTCAGCGACACGGTGAACGTGCCAGCGGTGCAGTTGACGATCTTCCCGAGATCACCAGACACCACGGTGTAGGCGGCGGTCTGATCGTTGAAGGTGATCGCCCCACCCCCGCCCCCACCAGAAGCAGCAATAGTGATTGAGCCTGGGCCATTGGTAATCGTAATGTTTGACCCAGCCGTCAGCGTAGCTTTTGCCAGCGTACCGCCCGTGGTGTTGCCAATCAGCAGTTGGCCGTCGGTATAGGACGTTTGGCCAGTGCCACCGTTGGCCACTGGAAGCGTTCCCGTCACGCCCGCGGAAAGCGGCAGGCC